GATGGACTTTTGGGTGATCTGCAGGACTTGGACTTTGCCGGACTCGTAGTTGTAGACCGGGCAGGCGATGGCAAACTTCACGTCTGCGGTGCCGGGGCCGCCGCGTCCTTCGCGGGGCTCGAAGTCGCCCATCTCGGCAACCACGTCCTCATAGGTGGGCTCAAAGTCGAAGCGGAAGGGCTTAGAGGCGCCGTTGGCTTGGCCCCAGGACTCGTAGAACTCCAGAGGTTCGTCGGTGAGTAGGGCGAAGCGGACAGAGCCACCGTCAGGCAGTTTGCTGAGGCTGAGGTAGCCGCCGCCTGTGGCATTAGAGGTGACTGCTGCGGAAGCGCTTTTGGAAAGGAATCCCATGGATTTGGTGCTTTTGGATGGTCGCCCGAGGGCAACGTGTATGACAATAGCACGTGTTTGACAGGATGGCTACCATGAGAAAACGCCCCACGGCCAGAAGGCTGTGAGGCGTGTAACCGATTCTCGTGTGTGAGTCTAACATGTCTCAAAGTAAGACGCAGGAGCTGCTGGCTTTTGTGCGCCAGCTGCCTGCTGGGATCGCGTATGCGCCTATTTATGCCAAAGGCAAGGCGATCCAGTCCGGCAAGATCAGCAAGGGCAAGACGCCGCTGGAGCGTAGTCACCACACGGTGATGGCGCCTTCGGATGTGGCGCTCCAGATCGAGCGCAAGCCTGAGGTATTCCAGGCGGTGGGTGCGTTCACGGGCGCTCGCAGTGGTGGGCTTGTGATCCTTGATGTGGATCGCAATCTCAGCCGTCTCAAAAAGAAGTGGGGTGACTCGCTGGAGGGTGCTCCAGTCATCACTTCGACCAAGGCCAACGCCGCTAAGTACCTGTTCCGCGTTCCTGAGGCGCTGTGGGCCTCGGTGAAGGGTTTTGGGCTCAGTGATACCGGCGCTGGCTATGAGGTGCTCTGGGGCCGTCAGGGGCTCCTCTACGGGGCTTATCCGGGCTCCAGTGATGGGAAGGCTCCAGCAGGCCATTACGGCTTTGAAGGCGACATGGAGGCCATTCCCGTGGCTCCTGAGTGGTTGCTGGCGGAGATGCGGGACGCCAGTGGGAAGGATGTGCAGGATGCCGGCTTCATTAAAAACCGCAAGGCGCTCGATTTCTCGGATCGGGACCCAGCTGAGGTGGCTGAGATCATTCAGTCGGCGCTGCGGGTGATTCCGGGCCAGGGCAGTGGCAGCCGGGATCACTGGGTCAAGGTGGGGATGGCGATCCACTCGGAGTTGCCGACTGATCTTGGTTTGACGCTTTGGTCGGCGTGGTCGGCAGAAGACCCCGAATTTTCACAGGATTGGGCAGACGGCAATCCCTGTGAGGAGGTTTGGAAGTCCTTCCGCAAGGGGCCGGTAAGCCTTGGCTCGCTGTTCTGGTTGGCGGACCAGCAGATGCCCGGTCGCCTGTGGCTTTCGGAGGATCTGCGGAAGGTTGTCTCCGAGGCTGAGCAGGACCGCGTACAGCGGTTCCGCAACACTGGTCTGACACACGAGGAGATCGTTAAGCGCGGCACGGCGTCAATGGCGCTGCCTAACCCTTCAGAAGTGCAGCACAAGCTCCACGAGATTGCTCTGGAGGCCGGTTACAGAGACGCTGCTGCTGTTGTGCGGCTGATCATTGCGGACCAGGAGTACAAGCGTGGTTCGCAAGGCGGCAGCCTCAGTGAAATTTTTGCCACTGAGGAGGCCCCAATCGAGTACCTGATCCCTGATTTGCTGCCTAAGCCCGGCACTGTGCTGATGCACGGTCGTGGTGGCTGCGGCAAGACGATGGCGGTGCTGACGCTGGCCAAACACATTGCACGGGGGATTCCGTTCTCCGTTCAAGGGCAAGAGGTTCCGGTTGAGCAAGGCACGGTGCTGTGGCTTAACGGCGACCAGAACAGCCGCAGGATGCGTAAGCAGTTCCGTGAGCTGGATTTCACCGCCGATGACCCAGTGATCGTGCGCAACAAGGTTTCGATGCTTTGGTATCCCTGGTTTATCCAGCAGATCGAGGAGCACCGTCCCAAGCTCGTGGTCTGGGATTCGGTGACGGCCTGTATGCGGGGCTGCGCCTTTGACCAGAACAAAGCTGAGTACGCCGAGCCTCTGTACTGGTACAGCGCCGAGAACGGCGAGAGCTTCCCGGCGACCACCATCGTCTTCATTCACCACGCCAACAAGGAGGGCGGCTTCAGGGGCACCACAGCCCTCGAAGACGGCGTGGATGAGTCTTGGGCTATCCGACGCCCTGACAAGGGCGAGAAGGAGCGTGTAGGGGCTGCTGCGCGGCTTATCACCATCAACAAGAGCCGAGAGGGCAACGAGGGCAAGCAACTGGTCCTGCGCCAGCAAGCTGACCTGACCTTCGAGCTGAAAGATCTGCCTTCAGAGGGCGTGGAGGAGGGATCTCCCGCTTCCATCGTGGATCGGGTGCTCCAGCGGCTTCGGACGCGGGGCGTTCCTATGACGCGCAAGGAACTCAACGCCGATCCAGTGGTGGGAGGAAGCGTTGAGGGGATTCGCAAAGCCTTGGATCGTTTGGTGGACCGAGGGCTGGTTACGACCCAAGGGAAAGCCAGTTACAAGACGTTCCAAGCTGTTTCCGCGCGCAGGGGGGTTGGACCAGAAACTGTCCAAAAAGGGGAGGAATCCAGCGCTGGAGCGGAGTCTGAGCCTGAAACGTGTCCGGATTTGTCCGTTTTTGTCCAAAACGTGTCCGTTTTTTCGGCTGAGGACGCTTCGGAGCAAAAAACGGACACGAAACGGACAGAAACGGACAGAAACGGACAGCTGGATCGGGCAAAACCTTTGTCTGCCAGTGGATCTGAAGGAAACGGACACGAATCTGGCGAGCTATTCACGCGCGAGAAGCGCACACCAGCTGAGCTTGCGCAGCTGATGCAGGAAGCCGCTGACTTCTGGAGCTAGGCTCCACGCACGGCAAAGGGAGGGGCAGCCACCCCTCCCAATGCGTCGCCACTCCAGTGGCCGCATCGCCCCGTCCACCTACGTCCGGAGCTTGCTCCGCAGAGTTTATGGCACCACACTTTCACGGCTTACATGCCGCGCAACATTGCACTGAGTGGGGACCGTGGTCCTTTTCCGTTGACTTTTGTCTTGTCAATAAGTACACAAAGTACGAAATTGACCTAGAAAAAGTAAACAGCACAGCAGATATTCTTAACTGGCTTATGCACTTATCAACAAAAGACGAAGCGGATTATGGAGAAGGTTACATGTATTACCTGAGCATAGCGTTTGCGGACATACTTAAATTTTGTGGTTTAGACAGTACTAAAAACCTAGAGTTTGACGGGCATAAATTATGCAAAAAGTACGCAAAGGGTGTTCGTACTAGGAAGCCCATACCGCTGCGTGTAAGGCACCAAGTGCTCGAAAGAGATAAGTTTCGCTGTCAGGACTGCGGAGCAAGCCCTACTACAGGCGCCGTACTAGAGGTAGACCACACAGTTCCTGTATCTAAAGGCGGTACAAACGACCTGAGCAACTTGCGTGTTTTATGCGCAGACTGCAATCGCGGGAAATCCGACCGCATTGTGGACTACAGCTAAAAGCGTGTGACGTTCCAGACGCCTAACTTTTTCCTAGGGCTCATGCGGGTTGCCGCGTGGCTTTTTTGGAGGGATCCCGTGGCTAAGCCTGAACCGCCCCAGCCGAAGCGCCCCAGGAAGCCGGTCCTGGGGTACAACGTCGGCGACATTCCTTATGAGTTGCTGGCGGTAATCCGCGTCTCCTGGTATCGCAAGGGCATGGCCTACGAGGTCGAGGAGTACGCCATCGAAGAGTCGGACGACGCCCAGGCGCAGTTCCACTACATCGTTGGCACCGCTCTTAAGCAAGGCGCAGACGTGTGCGTGCTGACCCAGTACGAGCCCGCTGCGCTGGGCGTTCCAGAATGATCTGGTTCCCGCTCTGCTTAGTATCGGGCTCACGCCGGCCTAGACCCCCGATCACGGTCAAGGGCGATCACCGGCAACAAGCCCCCTGGATCGGCAGGGGCAACCATTAGGGGTGGCCGGTGGTGGGTCCTCACGCGGTGCCCACCTCACCGCAGCCGGCCACTGCGGTACCGCCTAGTCCTCCAAAAAAGGGCTAGGCGGCCACGATAACGCCCCAAACCCCTTGGTGCGACTGGGCCGGGGGCGCAACATAAAAACGATTAGGTAGTACCACCGCGTAGTACCACCTGTGGATGTAACAAAATGCGACAGCCCGGCCTTGACGCTGGGCTGTTTCTGTGTAACGCTAAGAGCACGTCCGGGGAACCGGGCGCTCTCATTACTTAATTACAAATGGAAACCTTTGATCTGAGATTCGACCGCGCCAACCTCTGTCCGTGGTACTTCGCTGTGGGCTGGGCACGTCTTCGTGTGCAGCAGAGCGTGCGCCAAGCCAAGGAGTACGGCTGGAACAACAACTACGAGGAGATCCAGCTCCAGCGTTTGATTGAGCTGGAGCAGTTCATCAAGATGACCTGGGATCAGGTGCTTGACGGTGATCTGCCGACCCAGACTGCACAGGAGGTCAAATGAAGGTACTGGACATTGAGGAGCTGCGATTTGAAGGCGACCATCTCGTTGTCGATGCCCTTATTGATGACGCTGTTCTGGTCTATCCGCAGACACAGCTCGATCCGCCCGAGTGGGGGCCTGCCTTGTGCCGAGGCACCCTCTACTTTTCAGATGAAGACTTGATCCCAGCCACCGATGCTCAACTCCGGGCCATGCTCACCGAGCGAGTCGATGACTGGGCTCCACTCGACACGTCTGATTGGGACGTCTGAAGCTCGTGACCTGCGTAACCAAGACGACTACGACGACTGGGAAGTAGGTCTAGAGCCCATACCGGGGGATACGCACTGGGTCAGGGTCAAAACTCTGACCCAGCTTTACCGCCACCTTATCTACGTGTTCGCCACCAGCGACACCATCAGCTCCACCCGCTTAGCCAACCTGGCCATCCACGAGATTCTCAAGTTGAGACTCACGGATCTCACCCGGTTGCGCCAGCAGGACCCGAACTTCTTCGCATGAATTACGACGCACACGAGGATTACTACCGCCAGTCACGCGGCTACAACTGGCACGACCTGGCTGAGCTGCGGCAGTTGCCGAGGCGCACCAGCGCTGAGGTGCCGCCGGAGTTCAAACACATGTTTGCCGACCGGGCTGCTTACGATGCCTGGGTCGATGAACGACGCAAACTTTATTTCGGCTGATGACTGAAAATTCAATGGTGCCGTTTTACCGTTCATACCTTTTGAACGGGCGGACCATCTACTTGGACAAGCTTTCCGAGCTTTCGGACTCGGAGTTGCACCTTCTCAACGTTGACACCATGGCTGCGCTCCAAGAGGCGCGGCATGAGTACGAAAACATCGAGAACAAACAGTCCGAGGAGGCTGGGCCTGCATACCGCAGGCTGAAGGTGGCTGGTTATTTCCAAGCCGCTATCAAGCTGGAACTCGAAAACGGCTGATCCTCTACTACACTGCACACGTTCCAAACCGATGAACATGTACATCCTTTCGGAAGCCCAGTTCGATCAAATCATCAAGGCGCTTGACGATGCTCGTTTTGCTCTTGATACGTGCCAGCACGTTGAGCTGGATCTGACTAGCCCCAAGCAAACCGTTGCGATCACTCCTACTGAGGGGGTTGTACGTACAAAAGCCGTACGCCAGTCTCAAAGTAAGACTCGTAAGTCCAGCCGCAAGGGCAAGCGTGGGGTCGCGGTGCTGACGGAGCCCAAGGTGCTGGAGATCAAGCGCCAGCTGGCTGCTGGTGGTAAGTCGGTGGGCAAGATCGCCAAGGAGTTTGGCGTTCATCCCACCACTGTGAACTGCATCAAGTGGGGCAAGACTTGGAAGCATGTACAGCTCCAGCAGGAGACCGCTGAGGTTGCGGCGTGATCCTGCCTGACGTGGAGATCCTGTCGCTGGTGCGGCGGGATCTGGTGACGCCTTTCGATCCTGAGCTGGTGAATCCAGCAAGTCTTGACGTGAGACTCGGCGAGAACCTGCTGGTGGAATTGCCCTCAACGCCCCAGTTAATGCCCTTTTCCATTGCTGGGCACACGAAGGAAAATCCTTTCATGCTCCAGCCGCATGAGTTCGTTCTTGCGGAGACGGTCGAGGAGTTCCGGCTGCCTGACTGTATTGCTGGGCAGCTGGCGCTCAAGTCGAGCAGGGCTAGGGAAGGTATCGAGCATTTGCTTGCTGGGTACATCGACCCTGGATACTGTGGGAGGCTAACGCTGGAGCTGCAGAACGCGAGGGTCATGCACCCGGTTGCGCTGTGGCCTGGGATGCGTATTGCGCAGATCGTGTTCCATCGGATGTCGATGCTGCCGGCCAAGGATTACTCCATGACCGGGCGGTATCAAAACGACAAGGCCGTTCAGGGTTCCAAGGGATGAGCGATCCAGTTAACCATCCGTCGCACTACACGGCGGGGAAAGTCGAGGTCATCGACGTGATTGAGGATTGGGTGAGACCCGCTCCAAATGCGGTGGTTGGTGGTCTGCACTGGCAGGTCATCAAGTACGTCAGTCGGGCGTGGCTGAAAAAGGATCCTTACGAGGATTTTTGTAAGGCCCGCTGGTATCTCACGCGGTTGATTAACACCTTGGCTACGGAGGCGTATCGGGAACAATGAGGCATTGGTGGCGGATTGTCGCCAAAGCCCTGGGAGAGAAGGCGCACCAGCACGACCGGATTGCTGATCAGGTTGCACTGGTGCGTTTTTGTATCTTGGCGGCCTACATGATCACGAACATTTTTATTTGCGCAGGAGTTATTCGGCACTGGAATGGCTGACTATTGCACTCACACTTTCAGAAAAATTGTCACAACCTACAACTGGGCCAATGGCTCCAGCATCAGGACTTACAGGTTGCGGTGCAAATGCTGCGGGTTTACCTGGAGCGTGCACTACGACACAAAGCTCAAGAAAGAGGTTGAGGTGTCCCGTATGTCGGACAATCGGCCTCTCAACAACAAGCGGCTAACTCCAGCCGAGGTGCGGACGATCTTGCTGGATCCCAGGAGTGGGGCGGAGCTGGCCAAGGTGTTTGGTGTTAGTCACCAAGCGGTAAACCAAGTCCGTACTGGTAAGGCATACCGGACGTTGTGGCCGGAACTGCCTCGGAAGTTTCCTGAGGACCACTACAAAACGCCAGCCGAAAAGGCGGAAAGTACGCGGACGAACTGCCGCAGTTGTATGCACTGGTGGCAGGGCAAATGCGGGCTCGACGTTCCGGAGGCTGGTGGGACCTTTGCTGAGGACTGTTCCTTCTATCAAGTTGATGACTAATGGCGATCACGATCAACAGCAGGCCGTGCCAGAAGTGCGGCAAACACACAACCAACCCCGTGATGTGTATGAAGTGCTATCGCTCCAGTGAGGCCGGGTTACTGGAGATTCGCATGGAGCGGATTCGGAAAAATTACAAGCCCCAGGAGGATGGGGGGCCGTGCCGGTGTTGTGTGCACTGGGATAAGCGGTGTCTGCTTGGACTTCCCGAGGGTGGGACACTCGCGGCGGCGGTGTTGTGTTCGGCTAGGGAGGTTGACAGCCTGCTAGAGTAGTAGGGTACAAGTTGCCCTACCAGGCTTGGACTTTCTTCAAGGAATCGAGCACCTCCACACGCTCGACGATGAGAGGCTTATTGCCTTTGACTCGGAAACGACGCAGCTCCAGCCAAAAATCGGCGGGATGCGGTTACTGCAGTTGGGCGCTCCAGGTAAACCGCCTGTAGTGCTCGACTGCTTTGCCATGGACGACAACGACTGGATCGAGGTCGAGGAGTTCTTCAACGTGGAGCGCACATGGGTGGCGCACAATGCGGTCTTTGATCTCGGCTGGTTGCAGGAGCAGGAGATTTATCCGGCGGGGCGGGTGTTGTGCACCATGCTGGCCAGCAGGATTCTCACCAACGGGATGCCCAATGTGAAGCACGGGCTACAGCACTTGGTGAAGCGCTACCTGCACGAGGATATTTCCAAGGAGGAGCAGAAGAGTGACTGGTCGGGCGATCTGACCGATAGCCAGCTGGAGTACGCCGCGAAAGATGTACTGGTGCTGCTTGATTTGTACGAACAGATTCAGCAGCGGATGGCCACAGGTGGGCTTTATCCGGCGTGGTATCTGGAGTGCAATGCGCTTCCGGCAATGGCGCAGTTATGGCGAACTGGCCTTCCTTTTAATAAGGAATCACTGGAGAAACTGATCGAAGATCTGGATATTGAGCACCACGAAGTTGGTGAGAAGTTTATCGAAGACTTTGACGCCGCTTTGCCGGAAGGACACAAACTTTGCCGTGGTATTGACGGTAGTTTGTTGTATCAGACAAAGCCTGGGGCGAAGGGTAAAAAAGTAGATCCGAACGTTTTTAATCTCAATAGTCCTGCTCAACTGCTGAAAAAGTTTACTGCGTTGCTGGGTGAGCCGCCGATGGATGCGAAGAACGGCAAGCCCAGTGCTAGCAAGTTAGCGCTCCAAGAATATGTAGGCGACCACAAGGTTGTGGCCGACTATTTGAGATGGAAACGGGTGGAAAAACGTCGGCAGATGGCTGAAACTTTGTTGAAGAACTTGTCGAAGGATGGTTTTATTCGTGCCAGCTATATGCAGCTGGGGGCTGATACCGGAAGG